CAGTCGTATCTAAAATAGCGATTAATTTAAAATTACTTCCTCCGGGATATTCAGGGTCAGTAGATGTATTATTTGAAAATACTGCGAAATAATCTGAATAGTTAGTGATTACTGCTTCCTCTGCGTAAGAAATATCTCCGGGGGTGTAGGTGTTATAAGTAGCACTTGTCAACTTAGTTCCCGAATACCTTCCTTTATCCCATGCGCTTCCAAGAGTATAATTTGAATCTTGTACTTGTGCGTATAACGCTGATTCACTTATAATTGATTGAAAGTTTACTGGGTTTGTTAAGTCGTTGCTATAGTCAACATCATAGTATTTATTTGATACTCTGTTAGAATAGACGTTATTTAGTAAACTGTTGTAATCTGAATATTGATTGATGTTGCCCGGGAAGTTCTGCTGAGTGAAGACTGTTGGGTCTAGGTAGTAAGTTGACTGAGCGGATAGGTTGTCTACTGTTACTATCCACTCGGATAAGCTTGATAGAGATACGGTTCGTTGAGCTATACTTAAGCTCTGGAAAACATACAGCACTGTGTATGAACTTAGGGCGTTTATACTAACGTTACTCAGTGATAGTGTTTCGTTAAATATCTCTACTGTTCCAGTACCTGTGTTACTTATTTGTATTGACCCTAATATGTTATTAGAATTCTCCACTAAATAAACATAGAGTCTTGCATTACCTGCTTCATTAGACCATGCTCCTTTTAAAAGTACGTTTACATCAGCGATTACGCTATACTCGGGTGTGTAGGTATATGTTGCTGTATTGTAAATGGGTAGAGTACTGGTTGTGATTGTGAAAGGTAATGTATTGATTTTGAATTCATTGTTGCTACCGCTCTCAAAAAAAGCCCCTGATATAGCGACATTTAAATTTTGTAGATCCGGTATACTTACCCTGAAAGCAGATCCAAGTAATGGATTGTCTTGTAATTTATTATTAACTACATCAATAGTCGATCCTGAATATTCTCCGTTATAGAATTCATACTCTGATGAATTGATTTGATTTACAATACCTGCCTTAGTGTTTAAAGAAGAAGACCATGATTGTGGTATACTTACCCAGTTATCAACTGATCCTCCGGTACCACCTGTGAATACCCCTATAGACCCTGTTAGATAGTCTCTGGCTACAGAAGTAACTGAGGCTGTATATTCTGGCTGTGAATAAGATACTTGGGCAGGTCTTTGTCTGTTTCTCTCAAGTAGGTGCTGTTTGATAATTACACCCGCTGATATTCCGGCTCTTGTCGGAATAAAATCCTTAACCATTCTAAAGACTGCATTATCAAAGTATTTTGCAAGTCTTGTATAATCATTCCAGTTATACGAGTCTGAGTATTTTTGAAAATAATTATTTGAAAGACTCTCTAAATTTGGATAAGTTGGCAGGTCTGAGTTTATATCTCTAGGATCTCCTATGTATTCCCCTATGTTAAAGTACCCTAATGACGAATTGATATCATCATTAATTTCATTTTGAGGTGATAGAGCAATCTCAACATAATTTACATCTCTTGTAAAACTGTTGTTAGAAGAAGGTGTTTGCTGTATTGATCTTAAAGGAGATAATACTGTGTTTTCTGGAATGTTTGTTGCACCGGAAGGCGGTAGCGTTATTGATTCAATGTGTATCTTATTTGATACTGCATTTTGAATCCCTGCTGGTACTTGATCATAAAATACTGTCTCTACATTTGTTTCGTAGTACGGTGTTGATTTTATATAATATGCATTCGTTCCTGTGAATGATGAAGTTGTTATCCATGTCCCAGAAGCTTTTGGATGTACTGAAAAAGAACTAGTGTATAACTCACCTCCTAGGGTTGCTCTAAAGACTAGGTCATCTGCCGAACTTGTAAAATTATTACCCTCAATTGAATTAGGGTTCATTACATAATCATCAAATACACTCTCACTTATTGCATTTTTATAATACCTAACTTCTTGTAAAGATCCTGTGAATAGTTTGGCAGAGAAAGAAGAACTTCCAAAGAATGACTTGGTAGCTGTGCTCCATCCGTTAGTACCTGTGACACTTGCCTCACCTTGGAACCCTATTATATTTCCGTCTACGCCGTTGTAAATTTTATTTTTAGCGTATACAGTAAAGTTAGAACTTCCATTATTATTAATTAATACTGACCACCAACCTCCGTCAAAAAAGGGTAAGTAAATACTTGCAGTAGTTCCTAGGGTTGATGAAGATGGGTAGAATTCTAATAAGCCATATTGATACTCAGGGTTGATTGTTGATCCTGAATAAGATCCTGATATTGCGTTAGAACCTGTGTATTTTAGAATTAAACCTACTCCGGTATCAGTAGACCATAAACTCTGAGAGTAGTGTGTTGAAGCAGGTAGGCCCGGTGTTTTAAATCTAAATTCAACTGCGCTTGGTCTGTTATTAGTAGCTCCCCAGCTTGTATTTAATTGAAAAGAAGAACTAACATAGTTAGATCCCGAGGTATTAAATGCGTAGTTAAACTCTGACTGCCAGTTGTCCCATGTATTAGAATTTTTATCTTTACCTCCGAATTCATTTATTCTTAAGATTGTATCCGGAATACCGAAGCAGTTTAATAAAACTCTTAATCCTGCAAGAGTTCCTTTTTTCTTAAGTAGGAATGGAAGGTTGTGATATAATCTTTTATATATTAATTTTTGAGCGTCATTGAATGGTGTGGTATCTGCAGACGCAGTTACGTAATTTGTAATTAACTCACTCCCGGTGGGGGGTAGGGTTGAACCGCCTGGTGAAATTCCTAGAAAGGATGTGTATAGATCCCCATTTGAGAAATTACTTTCATACAGGGTTACTCCGTAAGATCTTAATGCATCTGCAACTAAGTCAATAGAAATACCTCCTGAAAGACTATTATCACCATCTTGTCTGTTTTCGATTGCTTTGGTGTATAACCAAATTTGATCGAACATCTGACCTACCTCTTCGTTAAATAATTTAAATTGATCGTTATCAGCATCTTCTATAATATAGCTCGGATAAATATTGTAAATGTAATTCTGATTGAATTCATCATATAGTGATCCGGAATCTAATTGATCAGCATACCAGGTTAAAACTTGAGAGGAGCCTGTTGAAAATAAAGTATACGGCTTTGTTGTATTAGATTTTGGCCATGCTGTTGAACTTGATTCGAAATATAAGAAGTAATCATAACCATCAAAATTAGTTATAAGCTTATTAATTTCTTCCTGGTATATTGCTTTACTTGCAGATACTTCTGTAGTGTTTGTTAAAGCACTTAATGTTGTGATTTGATTATTGTAATTCTCAATTTGAGAAGCTTTATAATAGAAATTTATTAATCTCTGTTCTGCTGAACTAAAGAATATAAAATTTTCAAAGTTCGAGTAATCTGTGTTTAATTCTGCTCTTCTTTCGACTAAAATGCTTCTTAATTGGTTTGTTAGACTAGCGGAAGGTGCGTTTAGCAAAGTGGAGAGATTTTCAAACTGTGTTGAGTTATTTGTTTCCTGTCTTAATTTAATATTTAAATTAGGTCCTTGTAAGTATACTCTATCATCAAAGAAGATTTCTTCTTGTGGGTATTCAATACTATAAGCTACGGGTTCAGATATTTTTTCTACAAAGGTAAGATTGGACTTATTACCTAAATCTGAGGGAAGTGGTTCGTATAGTTTTATTAGGATTGTACCGTTATCGTATCCTACGTTAACTGCTAGAAGTAGAGTATCGGATCCAAAATCTAAATAAAGTCCCTTAAACAAATCTCCAGCATTTAAAGCTGCTTTTAAAGTCTCTGAGGTTGCTTGTGTTTGTACTTCCGTGAAGGAGGAGTTTGTTATTCTTAATTCTGTTCTATCAGAAGATATTGCAGAGATATAGAATAAGGGATTCCCAACTATACTTGGTTTTAGGAAATTATAATTTAACTGATAGCTTCCTTGTGAGAATCCATTCTGTGCTAAATCCTGGATGGGATCTAAGTTTAACTGTGTTATGTTACTCCCCGCAACCCTCCCGCTTGTGACGGAATAGTTTGTTGCTAATTGTCTCAGTAGTACTTCAGAACTATCATAGATATAAGCCTGTATAATATCAGTATCTACATTAAAAACATTCTGTAATGTGATATTGGAAATATTAGAACTATCAACCGGGTTAATTTCTTGTCCGGTAGCGTTAGGTGGTGATATAGGGAATAGTACTGGTGTAGCCATTATTGTGCTGGGGTTAATGTAAGTATTGTTTGCTGTAATTGCAAGTTCTCCTGCCTTAAGTTAGTTATTTCTGCTTGTAGTGCTTCAATTTCTAAATTAATAGGGGCTCCTCCGATATATTCTGAGCTTTGTTTAACCAAGTATTCGTGTGACTCGGTTTCTCCGGTTTTCGGTATTTGGTAGAAGAGGGTATTATAGGTACTGAAGAATTCAGGGATTGTTACGGTATTATTAACTTCTGATGTTGCAGGGGTAGCTTGTGCACCGAACTCTGTAAAAGCAGTGTTAACAGTATTAGTTAATTCTACTCTATTATACCCTACTATTTCTATATTAATTGTTTCTGCCATTATCCATTTACGACTTTAAAATTATATTGATTATCAAAGACTATAGTAGATCCTCCGATGGTACTCTGTATTAATATTTTATAATATCTTTCTGGTTCTAGACCATTCATATACACAGTGAAGAAATTACCCGTTGGATCACAGCTTATTTTTGTATATGTTGTATCAAAATCAATCACATACTCATCTGTGTCAAGATCCTTAATGGCATAATAAGATGCTTGAGGTAATGCATAGTTGATTGTATAAAGAGAAGCAGTCTGCCATACTCTCCTAGGGTTCTGCAATCCTGCATTTACTCTAAAGGTATTTATTGATTCTGGGTAGAAGACTCCTGGGTTATTATCTAGAGCGACTATAGCAGGAGTAGTACTTAATAATGATAAAGAGCCTGTATTGTAGGTTGAATCATCCCATTTTAACTCTAAACAAGGAGGATAAATAGTATGTGTATCTCTTGAAAAATATTTAAGAGTACTTGTATTATTTACTGATGCGATGAATTCCTGTGATTGCGTCTGTCTGACTATTAGACCGTATTTATTTATAGATCCTGAGTTCCATAACCTAACGATAGGAGTGATATTAAAATTAAGATCTACAGTGCTGTAGTAATTGAAAGACTGCGAGGCTTGTGATGCGGTATACCAGACTCCTCCTCCTGCGGAGTATGGGTTTGTAGTTAGATTGTAAGATCCTGTTGTTCCGGGTGTGAAGCCTGTTGTTGTCCATGCATTACTACCTGAGGAGCTTCTCCATGTCCAAGATACTCCGTTTTGTGTCTCAGGGGAATCTGCGTACTTACCAGTGCCCATCGCCCAGTCTTCAGCTAGAGCATTAACTGCAAGGGTTGTTGTATCTGTAATTCCGGTTACGTTTGCTGCTAGCAATTTTAAGCTTGCCTGCCATGCAGAGGTCTTAATGTTATTAGTAAAAATATCAGAGATTTCTGCTGTATCAAATTTAATTAACGCTCTAGAAACTTGTGGGTATGGTATTGTACTTTGCAAAGCAGATACCTCTGTAGATGTACTTCCTTCTAATATTTCATCCAGCCCTGTATTCATTGCAGGGAAAGCTGAGTATATAGTTGCGTCCGCGGATGGGAATAGTTTATATATGGCCATTTTCTTCTATATTATAGAGGTACTACTCTTCCTTTAATATCTGTATCTGGATATTTAACTTCAAAAATACTTGGATCTAAAGAAGGGTATATTACATTGTTCTGTGTTGCTATGGAAAGATCATAGGAGTATTTTGAGTATCCCAAAGCCTCTCCTGATTTGTTTGTTAGGTTTACTGATTTAACGGTCTGTACTCCTGGTACCTTATCTAATAGAAGGTTTAAATCTTTTAGTAAGACTGGTTGGTTAAATTGCCAATTTTCAATATTGAAATACTTTGTAAGTTCTGTTAAACAGTTTATTAAAACTTCATTATTATTAAAGTTAGGTCTAACTACTATTTCAAAATCTACGCCGATGTTAATTATAAAACCGTCTTTTATAGTGACTCTGTCTCCCACTATCCTATATTCAGATAGGTAGGTCGATAGGTTCTGTTTAACTGCATCAGATACTGACCTTAGGTGTTTATTTGAATTATACCCTAAGACGTATAATGTTAACGTACTCGGGATTTCCCCGGGCATTGATACCTGGCTTGCCTTTGTTGGTTCAACAAACGCTTTAGCAATTGAGCCGTAATTAGAAGGCATTGATAATGCTCTGATCAGGTAATCATTTGATGTAACGTTTCTTAATTGTGATTGATATGCAACTAAGGTATTCTGTCTAATCTCTTCTGGTGTATCACCATCTGCTCCTCCATCTGCTGCCTCATTATTATTGACAGCGATTGTAGAAAAAATATAGTTTGCAGTTGCTGAATTTAGGTTATTCCCTGTAAATGAAATTCCTGTTGTTGTATTAAGAGTGTTTAAGGTGCTAGCTTCTATGTTTGCAGTTACACCTCCTCCGGTTAAATATCTAACTGTAAGGGTTGTGTTAGCAGGTGCAATACCGTAAGTATCTGTAAAAAGGAAGTTTGTGGGATCGAATGCGGTTGTTAGTTTAGATTGTTCATACGGTAATCCAATACCGACATTATTTGCATCAGGGGTTATAGCTTCATCCACATCTCCTGTTGTTCCTGCTCCAAATTGAATATCTAAATTAGTATTTGATCTGAAACGTGTTACAAAGCGTCTAGATTTTTTATCTAACTGCAGTATGTAAGGTGCATCAGTGTCTTGGTATAAATTAGGATCATTAGGGTTAGTATTCTTTATACTGTTAAATACCATCTCTTGCCCTAGGTAAGGAACTTCGTACCAAGTATTACCTTCCGAGTCAGTTATATCTAATACTTGAATTATATCAGGTGTTGTTAGAGTAACGGTTGAGAATGATTGAGGTGCTCCAAAGGTAAAAGTTTGTGTCCGTATTTCTGCGGAAATTGCTTTTCTTGTTTTCTTTAGTAAATAATACTGCGGGTTTCCAGCAGATATTTGATATACAGAGATTTCTGTTGGATCTAATGAACTAGAGACTGTGAAGTCTACATTACCCTGTACTAAGAAATTAGAAGATCCTCCTATATTTCTCACTTGTGTATTTTCTGGGAAATATAAGGCATAATCGAAATCCGGTATGTAGGTAGAACCTGAAAGTTTAGCTGGGAGTTGCTGGTAGAAATCAACACCCACTGTGGCAGCTTTTGTGACTTTTGGTTTATATCCTAACATGTAAGCTAGGTTATAGAGACTCTCTTCCTGTTTTGCATACTGTAGGAATGTTTCTTGTATTTGATTGTCTAAATAAAAAGATAGTACATCCCCAACATACGCGGATGTTTCCAAGAACATCATACCGGGGGATGTAGCACTGAAATCGTTATACGTATTTGGAAAATACGTTTTAGTAAAGTCTACTAATAGGTTTTTTAATCCTGCAAAGTCCCTATTAAAATATTTTATATCTTTATTTTCAGCCATTATTTAAATTTATTTCTAAAGTGTCTATCATTCCTGTATTTACTATACTGTAGTTAATTCGTATAAATACAGTGTTATAATCTGGTGAGGTTTGTATTGTAACTACCCCTTCTATATTTGGAAAATATTTCTGTATAATACTTGCAATATAATTTTCTACCTCCGTTACCCCTAAAGTCGTCATTTGTTCAAATACAAATTTACGTAACCCTGCTCCGAAAGTAGGATTGAAAACTTTTTCTTGTGGTCCGGTTAATAGAAAATTTATTAAGTTATTCCTAATAGCATCCTTAGTTGTGAATGTTGGCTTAAATACAGAATTGGCTTTGAAAGGCAAAGATACCCCTACCGCTTTGCTTGGATTCTGATCTATAGGGGCAATTCTGACTAATCCAAATGCCATTACTTTTTAGTCATTAGACCCATTATCTGGTTTAGATTTACCTCACCTGCTGGCAAAGAAGAGCCTTCTGCAGCTGTATTAGCAGCTACTGGCGGTCTGTATTCTTGTGAAGCTCCGAAATTAAGAGCGTCGTTCGATCCTAGATTCATATTTCCATTTCTAGAATCTAACATACCATTTAATAATGATGCATACCTTTCCCTAGTATTAATCGGAGGAGTTGTTGGTATTGACTGCATGTGCGGCTGTACATATGTTTCTGTAACTTGTCCATAACCACCTACTCCTATAGGGGTTGATTTTGGGGATCTTAAGGCTTCCAATAGGACATCTTTTAATTCTTCCTGGATTGCTTCTTTGACAGTTTCTTTAATTAGTCTTTTTAATGTTTTGATATCCATCTTTTATAAATATTTCTTAATTGGCTTTTAGATTATCTCTGTTTATTATTAATTTTAACTCCTCTACGAGTACCTGAGGGTCTTGGGTGAATGAAGGTTCTGTTTGTAGTAATACAATTCCTTGTGAATTTTTAGCTTGTCCAATCTTTTGATTTAGGTTATTATTGAATGGTTTCTCTACGATAGCAAACGTGAATCCTTGGTAGGTTGATTGTATATTAGAGGTCTCAGCAAGTTTAATTGTACTAAGTAGTGTATTCACATCATCCCCTAGTTTATTTGGCTTCTTACCACATCTTTCAAGTACTAGGTCTATAACCTGAAGTAATGCTAATATTGACTGTAGTATTAGAGCTGCTCCAGAAACGTACTGGGAACCAAGCTGGATTGCTCTTTTTAATTCAGGTAGCTTAGGAGTACCGTCTGTATTGAATGTTAGATTGGTTTTTAAATCATCTAAGTCACTTATTAGAGCAACTGCTGCGCCGGGTATTACTGGTAGAAATTTATTCGCTAATGACGTAGCAGTCTTTAACAAACCTACAACATCTATAGTTCCTTCGGTTGTACTAATAATCGGAGTTAAAGTCTGAAGAGATGTATTTATTAAGTTAACATACTTTGCTGTATTCTCGATATCAGTTGCCAATGCATTCCTAATTAACAGTACTTGATCTAAGATTGCTTGAGATGGGCAGAGGTCTGGTAACTGAGGGTTACCGGTTTCAAGTCCTACTATCCCTAACCTAGAAGCTAGACTTGATAGTGATGAAACTGCTTTAGATTTTAGACCTTCTATTTTTGTATTAATTGTCTGGTTTATTCTATCTAGAGGACCCGCTACAAGTCCTGCACCTACATTAATTCTTGCCGTAAGGGATGCTTGTAAAGCAAATTTTCGCCTCTCTGCTGCTCTTATTTCAGCTTCTTGCTGTCTTTGCTGTTCTAATTCCTGAGGGGTCATTATACTGTGTAGTTGTATTTGGATTTAAAAATAGATGTGTTGATCGCAGATAGCCTATTAATCCATCCTGGTGCTCTTTGATTTAAAGTCGGTATAGGTCCTCCAGAATTTGCTGCAGTGAGGGACTGTACTGCTATATCTTGTACGATTGAAATTAGTTCTTTAACAACTGCCTCTAATGCATCTCCAAGTATTAAAGGTTCAGTAGCAGATTTTGAACCTAGGTAAATGTTTTCAGTCTGAAAGATTGCTTGGGTTGTATCAATATTTAATCCTGAATTTGAACTTAGGTTAATAGTTTTTTTAGAGCTTAACATTAAATGGTCTTCAGAGCTATTGAAGACTAACCTTCCGGAATTAATTAGTATTTGTTTGCCTGTATAAAGGTTAGGAAGAGTTGGTTTGTTTTCTTTATAAGAGTAGTAATTTGTACTTGCAACTTGAAAGGGAATTTTCTGAGTGGTTGTTAAGTAGATCGAGGATGGATCTTGATTTATATTTTCCTCTGTGGGTAAGAACCCTACTGATCCTGTGTCTCCTTGACCATTCCTTAAAATGAGTATTGGATCTCCTGTAGTTCCTACATCTGACCAATTATTCAGTGCTTTACTATTAAGTTGTATAGTAGATCCTAGTCTTATAGAATTTCCAAGTCTACCTTCTAATATTACATCACCTTCAAATTTCTTTACCGGTTTTATATTTGATCTTTCTCTAAAAGTCTGACCTAAAATAATATCGGAACTACCGTCTTCAACCCTTCTAACTGCTCCTGCTTGTGTTTGTATATAATCACGTTTTTGAGAATCTGGTAACGCTTTATTTTCAAAGATATTAGGTATTCCATTATGGTGAGTGCTATTCCAAATACTTAATGGAGTTATGTAGTAGTAAACTTCTTTGAAATTATTTGTTTGTATATCTGGGGAGGGGAGGGGGAAGATGTATACTAATTCTTCCAATAGGGGGTAGTTGCTAAAGTTTGAAAAGTATGGTTTTGCGAAACCTTCTGATTTGTAATTTCCGCCCCTAACTTTTTTAAAGTATACAGTACCTATACCATTCCATTCCCCTACGTTAGTGAAATATTTACTAGTGTCGTTTAGTACAATATCCTTAACTACTGCAACTTCAAAATCCATTATCCTATTGCTTTAATATTGTTAATTTCTTTCATCAACTGCTCCCTCTCTTCTTCTGAAATACCGAAAGAGTCTGTGGCAGACTCCTGGTTTTGGATTATGCGCTGGATGATAGTTGCAAGCTTAACCAATTGATCGTCATTCTTAACTCCGATCTCTAAATACTCCTTAATCATAGGTACGATTAAAGTAGCGTCTCCTGTATCCTGTATCAAAGGTCTTAGCTCAGAGATTAGAGTTGAAATCTGCTTTTCCTTCTTTTTTTGATTATCGTAAATCTCTTCTAAAAGATCTCCGAATTTCTTATTTTTAAAGATTAATTTATCTAAACTCATAATTAGTCTATTTTTTATAAATAGAAAGCAGTACGGTTTAGAAATTCACGTATCCATTCTCTTGATAGAAAGCGTAGTGCTGCTTGTAGATCTGCCCTAGGTCGCTCGCTACCTTGGTTATTCTAGGAGTCTTGATATCGATCTGCTCCCTGATGTATATGTACAAGGCTTTCTTATTGAAGATTGAGATCTTCTCTCTCTTTCTAAATAAATCTAAGATAGCATCTGCAATCTTTGCATCATCCTCTTTAGGGAATAGTTCATAAATATTTTCTGTACAATACTCTACAAATAATTCTAGGAACTCGGAAATCTCATCTGCTGGATGTATAATAACTGAATCTGCCTGTTCACCATTGGTATCTAAAACATCCCCGTAAACGTATTCACCTTCTTCCTGCTCACTATTTAAATTATCAAGAGAGAGTAACTCCATCCTCTTCTTATAATTCTTTTGGTTAGAAGCGATTAAGTATCTTTTAGCAATCGTACCGAAGTATGAATAAGCCTTAGCACCATTTGCAGGATTAAACTTACCTAACTTAGTTAATATAAAAGTTATTACTTCGTGCTGGAGATCTTCTAGGTTTGTCTCTTCTGTGTAATAAAATTTAAAGGTATGTATTAGGTTCTGGGTTAGTTTAAATAATGCATAGTGAATCTCTTCCCTGTATATTTTATTTCTCTCCACCTGGTCCTCAGATAGAGTGTATCTTATGATAGCAAGTTCGGTATCACGGGTGAAGTAATTTTTATTCTTTGTCTCCATCGATTATTTTAAAGTTATTTAAGCGTTCTTGAATAACCTTAATTTGTTCAAAAAACCAACCGATCTCATCATCACTTTCGAAAGACCCTTTAGTGTCTAAAGTTTTTAAACGCTTATCACTGTGTTCGATAATCTTAGAGAGTTTATCCATATATAGGAAGTAGCTCGCTAAAACATCCTCCTGTTTTTCGTTTTTACGGAGTAGGTTGAAGGTCGTGTAACTTAAAACCAAAACTGCGATGATGAGACTGGTGATTAATACTGTCATGATTAATTAAATAAGTTATCCATAGCACCTTTCAAACCTTCACTACCTATATTTGAAAGTGCTTTATTTTTAGCTGCTTGTTGATAAGTGACTGGGTTCTTAGTTGTTGTTTCTTTTGAGATTGAAAATTGCTTTGACTTAGGCTGTTCGACTGGATTAACTGTCAACTCAACTACTGAAGCCATTAAGTCTGCCTGGTGTAGAATATAAACGATTGCAGACTTAGGTTTACTTTCCGGCATTCTGGAAATTAAATAAGGCTTGTTAGCTTCATCATATAACCCATCATGAGTCCTGATAGCAATCATTTCATTTAATGAGTATTTGATACCTGCATCTTGAAGTAAGAATAAGGAACGGTCTGGGATAGTCATAAATCCTACTGCTGTATTATAAGTATAAACTTCTCCTAAATTCTTTCTACGCCACTCATCCTGACCTGGAATATAAAGATCGTTTTCAGAATCCCCTACCTTACCTAAGTCATGATTCATTGCTGCAAAGACCAATTCCTCAATCGTGAATGTAGTCATATCACATCCAAATTTCTCCCAGAGTTTTGCAAAATACAAAGATGCCTTAATAACACGATTAACATGCTCTATATAACCGCCAGGGAAACAGTTGTGGTATTTAGTTGT